AAGCAAAGGGTGCATATCCTATTGCTACACTGACTTGGGTACTTGCTTATGAAACTGGTAATGGTAAGAAGACTGAATCCATAAAGACAACTCTATCAAGGTTACTCTCTACAGAGTATCAAGAGAAGGCATCTAAACTTGGTTACGTTCCATTAAGAGGTGACATCCTTGAGAAGTCTCGTGCTGCTGTAGAAAGAATATCTAAGTAGCATATATAATATAACAACAGAAGAGACCCCAAGGGTCTCTTTTTATTTGGAGAGATTAATGAATGTCTATTTGAATTGTAAACCTAACACCTATAGTGGTGAATCGGACCTCTTGACAGTTGAGGTACCTTCAAGTTATACTGAAGAACTTATGGGGTATGTTCGACCCATTGCCGAACAAAAGAACGTTAACTCTAGTAGAATCTTTAAGGATATTATTAGAGAATCTATCAATGAAATTGAAAGGAGATCCTATGAGCGTAAGAATCGTAAGAACAAGAAGCGGTGAAGATGTCATTACTGACATTAAAGAAATCACTTCAGCAGATCCTGATGAGAAAAAAGTTTTAGGGTTTCAATTAAATGAACCTTATTTCATTTATCTTTCGGATGCAATGACCGCTGAAGATGATGAAGGCAATATTCATAAGATTAGTAAACCTCAAATTACTATGGAACCTTGGGCTCCTTTATCAAAAGAGCGAAGAGTTATAGTTAGATTTGATGAAGTTATTGCTGCTTATGAAACACATGATGAGGTCATTGAAAAGTACAAACAATTATTAGAGGCTGTAGATGGAAGAAGAGATGATACAACAGCAGTTGAAAGTGATACTGCTGAAACAGAGATCGGAATATCTGTTAGGGAAGGTGACTGAACTGGATGAAGAACCTAGTATTCTTATAGAAGGATGTTATCAAATAATTTCTGATGAAGAGATTGTTCCTTTTCCAGCATTTACATCACAACGTGATGTCTTCTTGACATCTGATTGTATTATGAGTATACTGGATCCAAGTTCTAATCTTGTAGACCTCTACAATAATAAGTGAGTCATTTTTATACCAACATACAATTAGCTGGTAACACTATACTTTATCGTGGGTACGAAGATGGACAACCAGTTCAGTCTCGTACCCATTTTTCTCCTACATTATACGTTACTTCAAATAAGGAAGAGAAGTTTAAAACTCTTACTGGTGAGAGTGTCAAACCTATTAAGTTTGAAACTCCTAAAGAAGCTAGAGAATTCATACAACAGTATGATGGTGTAGAGGGATTTAAGGTTTATGGTTATGAGAGATTTGTATATCAATTTATCTCAAAGGAATTTCCAGGTGAGGTAGATTACAATATCAATCAGATGAAAATCTTTGCGTTGGACATTGAGGTTCAATGTGAGAATGGTTTCCCTGATGTAGAGGCAGCAGCAGAAGAGATGCTTTCTATTACCATTAAAGATATGGTAACGAAAGAATATTTTGTTTGGGCTATGAGGGAGTTTGAAGTTCCTGAAGGTGTTAAAGCATTTATTTTTGACACTGAAAGGGATATGCTTAAGAGTTATATTGGTTGGTGGGCACAGAATACCCCAGATATTCTTACAGGATGGAACGTAAATCTTTATGACGTACCATATATCTGTCGTAGAGTAAATAGAATGTTAGGTGAGAAGTGGATGAAGTCACTATCACCTTGGAATAGAGCAAACGAGAGAGAAGTATATGTCCAAGGACGTAAAAATTATGCTTATGATGTGTCTGGGATTAACATTCTTGACTATCTCGATCTTTACCGTAAGTTTACTTATACTAACCAGGAATCATACAGACTCGATCATATCGCTTTTGTTGAACTAGGTCAGCGTAAGGTAGATCACTCAGAGTATGAGAATTTCAAGGACTTCTATACAAGAGATTGGCAGAAGTTTATTGAATACAACATCCAAGACGTTGAGTTGATTGACAGATTGGAAGATAAAATGAAGTTACTTGAACTTGCCATAACTATGAGTTATGATGCTAAGGTTAACTTCGAGGATGTATATTCTCAGGTCCGTATGTGGGACACGATGATATATAATTACCTCACCGATAGAAATATCGTTGTACCTCCTAGAAAGGGAGCAAAAAAAGATGAAAAATACGCAGGTGCTTATGTCAAAGAACCGATTCCAGGAAAGTATGATTGGGTGGTCAGTTTTGACCTCAATAGCCTGTATCCTCATCTTATTATGCAGTACAATATCAGTCCAGAAACCCTCTGGGAGACTAGACATCCCAGTGCGAGCGTTGAGAGGATCTTAAATGAAGATATAGATTTCTCAGGAGAGTTTGCAGTATGTGCTAATGGTGCTCAGTACCGTAAGGATATACATGGGTTCCTACCAGAAATGATGCAGAAGATCTACGATGAACGTACGATTTATAAGAAGAAGATGCTTTTTGCAAAGCAAGAGAATGAAAAGAATCCTTCTAGTAAGTTAGTTGCTGACATTTCAAAGTTTAATAATATACAGATGGCACGTAAGATTCAGTTGAACTCTGCTTATGGTGCTATTGGTAATCAATACTTTAGATATTATAACTTAGCAAATGCTGAGGCAATTACTCTTAGTGGACAGGTATCTATCCGTTGGATTGAAAACAAAATGAATCAGTATCTGAATAAGATACTTAAAACTGAAGGAGAAGATTATGTTATTGCTAGTGATACTGATAGTATCTACCTCAACCTTGGTCCTCTGGTCGAGACTGTATACAAGGGGAGAGAAAAAACTGATGAGGGCGTTGTGTCGTTCCTTAATAAGATCTGTGAGTTGGAACTTGAGAAGTATATTACGAGTTCTTATGAAGCGTTGGCCTCGTACGTAGGTGCATACGATCAGAAAATGTTTATGAAGAGGGAGAACATTGCCAACAAAGGTATATGGACTGCCAAGAAGAGATACATTCTTAATGTATGGGATAGTGAGGGTGTTAGGTATGAGAAACCTAAACTAAAGATCATGGGATTGGAGGCAGTTAAGTCTTCAACACCAGGTGCATGTAGAGATAGGATTCGTGAGTGTCTTAAGGTTATTATGAATAAAGATGAAGACGCAGCACAGAAATTTATTTCTGATTTTAGGGAAGAGTTTGATTCATTACCTATAGAAGATATATCATTTCCTAGGGGATGCAATGGGATAAATAAGTGGGCGAACCCATCCAGTATATACAGCAAAGGCACACCCATACACGTGCGTGGTGCTCTACTGTATAATCATTATAATAAGAAGAACAAATTAACACATAAGTATCCTCTCATACAGGATGGTGAAAAGATTAAATTTGTTTATCTTAAGACTCCAAATAAAATAGGTGAAAATGTTATTTCATATTTGAATACATTTCCTAAAGAATTGGGGCTTGACAAACAGGTGGACTATGACTTACAATTTGGTAAGAGTTTTCTCGATCCGATTAAGGTCATAATGGATACTATTGGGTGGAAGCCAGAAAAGGTAGCTAATTTGGAGTTCTTATTCGGATGACCACATACATTGTAGAATATAAGAAAGCTTTTGGTGCTGGAGCACATCCAGACGTAAAAGAATTCTTTGATAAAACAGAAGCAGAATGGTTTGAACGTGCCATGAAACGTTCTAATTATATTACACAATTGATCAAGAGGTCACCTTAATGAGTTTTTTAAATGATGTAGCAAAGGAGATAGGTAATGAATACGCTTCTCTCGTTAGTGATGGTGTTGCTGCTGGTGACACTAGTAATTTTATCGACACAGGTTCGTACGTCTTTAACGGACTTGTATCAGGAAGCATCTACGGAGGTATTCCAGGGAACAAGATCACAGCTATTGCAGGTGAGTCAAGTACTGGCAAAACATTTTTCTGTCTTGGCGTTGTACAGCATTTTCTCGAATCTAATCCTGATGGTGGCGTTATTTATTTTGAATCTGAAAGTGCATTAAGTAGAGAACAGATTGAAGATAGGGGTATTGATAGTACTCGTATGATGATTGTACCTGTTACTACAGTACAAGAATTTAGAACACAATCTATTAAAATATTAGACAAATATTTAACTCAAACCCCAGATAAGAGACAACCTTTAATGTTTGTTCTTGATAGTCTTGGTATGTTATCAACCAGTAAAGAGGTTGAGGATAGTGAAGCGGGTAAAGACACTCGTGATATGACTAGAGCACAAGTTGTTAAGTCTATTTTTAGAGTACTTACTTTAAAGTTAGGTAAAGCAAACGTCCCAATGCTGGTTACTAATCATACATATGATGTAGTGGGTGCGTATATCCCTACTAAAGAAATGGGAGGTGGAAGTGGACTCAAATACGCAGCAAGCACAATCATATATCTATCTAAAAAGAAAGAGAAGGATGGTAAAGAGGTTGTGGGAAATATTATTAAATGCAAAACAGCTAAAGCTAGATTAACAAAAGAAAATAGTCAGGTTGAAGTGAGGCTTTACTATGATAAAGGTCTTGACAAATACTATGGACTATTAGAATTAGGTGAGAAGTATGAGTTATGGAAGAATGTAGCAGGTAGATATGAGATGAATGGTAAGAAAGTATTTGCTAAAAATATACTTTCTAATCCAGAGGAGTATTTTACTCCAGAAGTAATGCAAGCATTAGATGAGTGTGCTGCTAAGGAGTTTAAATATGGTAACTAAATTATCTGATTATATTAAAGTATATGATAATGTACTGTCACCTAATTTTTGTGACAAAGTTATAAAAGCATTTGAGTTTCAAGAACAAAATCAATGTGATGTTGATAGGAATGGTAGACCAACCTTCACTGAACTTAATATATCAGAGATGTATAAGAAAAAAAGTGATAGGTGGATTAATATACAAGTAGAGATCCAAGAGACATTCATTGAATATGTAAATAAATATATGGATGAATTGGAACTTGGTCAGGATTTTCCTGCTAGGTATGCATTTGAAGAGTATCGTATTAAAAGATATCTACCTAATGGTAAGGATGTATTTTTAGATCATGTTGATGTAGGTGATTATTCATCTTCCAGAAGATTTCTTGTAATGTTTTTATATTTGAATGAGGTTGAAGTTGGAGGAACTACAGATTTTCCTAAATTAGATCTGTCAATTGAGCCAAAATGTGGTAGAATACTTATGTTCCCTCCAACTTGGATGTACCGTCATGCTGGTAGATCAGTTGCTAAAGGGAAAAAATATATTGTAGGATCTTACCTTCATTACCTATGAATTTAGAAGTAACTATTCTGAGTAATTTAATTTTTCAGCAAGAGTATACTCGTAAAGTACTTCCTTTTTTAAAGCAAGAATATTTTACAACTCGTGCAACTAAAGTTGTTTTTATTGAGGTACATGAGTATGTCAGTAATTATGATGCATGTCCTTCTTTAAATGCTTTAGGTATTGAATGTCAAGAACGTACTGATCTTAGTGAAGATCAATTTAAAGAAGTTATAGAACTTTTAAATGAATTAAGTAATGAAAAATCAGACTTGGATTGGATTGTTGACACGACGGAGAAGTGGTGTCAGGAGAGAGCGATTTATCTATCGCTTATGGAATCAGTTAAGATTGCAGACGGTCAAGATACGAAGAGGGATAAGGGAGCAATTCCACAAATACTAAGTGATGCATTAGGTGTATCATTTGATCAACATGTAGGACATGACTACTTACAGAACTACGAAGAACGATTTGACTTTTACCACAAGAAAGAGGAAAAGATTCCTTTTGATTTGGAATTTTTTAACAAGATTACAAAGGGTGGCATTCCGAATAAAACACTCAATATTGCTCTCGCTGGCACTGGTGTTGGTAAGTCTTTGTTTATGTGTCATGTCGCAAGCAGTGTGTTACTCCAAGGCAAGAACGTATTATACATCACGCTTGAGATGGCTGAGGAGAAAATTGCTGAAAGAATTGATGCTAATCTTCTAAACGTTAATATACAAGATATAACAGACTTACCCAAACCTATGTTTGAAAGTAAGGTAAATAGTCTTAGTAGAAAGACACAAGGAACTCTTATTATTAAAGAGTATCCTACTGCTTCTGCTCATTCAGGACATTTTAAAGCATTACTTAATGAACTCTCATTAAAGAAATCCTTTAAACCTGACATCATATTCATCGACTATCTTAACATCTGTGCTAGTTCACGATATCGTCAAAACACCTCTGTCAATTCCTACTCGTACATCAAAGCAATCGCAGAAGAACTCCGTGGGCTTGCTGTGGAAACGAACTTACCGATTGTATCAGCGACACAAACGACTCGTTCTGGGTTTGCTAGTAGTGACGTTGATCTTACAGATACCTCTGAGTCATTCGGTCTTCCCGCTACTGCCGACCTTATGTTTGCTCTTATTAGTACTGAAGAACTTGAAGGACTCAACCAAATAATGGTAAAACAGTTGAAGAATAGGTATAACGATCCTACTATCTTCAAGAGATTTGTTGTGGGTATTGATAGGGCAAAGATGAGATTGTATGATGTAGAACAATCTGCACAAGATGATATTCTTGACAGTGGGCAGGAAGAAGAGTATAATAATGAGGAGAAGAAACCTAAGAAATCTTTTGATGGATTCAAATTCAATTAAGTATCCTTTTTATAGAGTCTTTGACGAGAATGGTGAGCAGTATTGTGATTGTGGGTGGGAGAAACATGCACAAGAACTTATCATTCTTAATCAGACATGTTCTATTGAAGCTGATAGAAAGAATTTAACATATAAAAGAATAGATGCTCCCAAACCAATAGATCCAGAAACAGTTGATGTTGGTGTAATTCCTACTGAGGAATTACCTGGACAACAGGGATTACCATCACCAGTAGAAAGATTACATAATGATCTGAGAACTGAACATGAAATTGGGTTACCCCAAAGCGATACCATTGAATTTTAATTAATG